CCCTCTTAGTTGACTGCTTCCCCAACTTTGGCTTTTTCATTCGAAGCACGATCATACTTACGACGCTGATCAAGCATGAACGTCTGCTCTTCTAGTTCTTCAATTACACGCTGTTTGATTGTCTGAAGTTCAGTTACCCAAAAGACTTCTTGCTTGTGTGTGATACCATTCTGCCCTTGAACCGGACGACGAATAGCAGCTTTTTCATTCTCAACATTAAGAACAAATACTGGTTCCTTCGTAGACTTGATAATCGCTACTTCACCAGCTTCAGGTTTCCAATCACTCATCTAACAATTCTCCCCAAGAGTTACCCACCCCGACTCCTATTGGCAAAGACATATTACCAAGTTCCGACCAAGGTTGGGTCATTACTTTTCTAAGTGTTGCGATTGTTTCATCCACAACTTCTGGTATACAATCTACTACCAGTTCATCGTGAACTTGGATAAACAACGTTGCTCCTTTAGGGAGCGGCTGACAGATCGGTGTAACAAGCTTGGCCCATTCCAGTGGCCAGCCTATCGTCTCATACATCAAACCAATCATCGCTCTAGCTATCACATCAAAGGCAGCCGACTGTGCAAAGAAGCTAACTGCTTTAGTTGCAATACCAGAACCCCAACCCCACCACTTACGTCCGAAGGGATTGGCTTCCCACCCAACTCTGGATATATCTCCAGAGACTCTTTGTTGCCAGCGGATAGTATCAGCAATCTCAGACTTCCAAGTGTACTGAAACTTTTTGACTTCCTTAATATCTAAATCAAACTGTCTGGCAATCTTTTCTGCTCCCATCATACGATCAGAACCATGAACTACAATCTTGGCCTGAGCATATGCAGAGTCTTTGTCTTTGGATTTCTGAACTTCTTCGTATGGAATACCTTCCATCTTAGAAGCTAGATATTTATGTTCACTGAAGGACGGATCGCTGAGCCATTGGGCTCGTCTTTTATCATTCGCCAAATACGCAGTAATACGGTTCTCGATGCCGGAATAGTCAACTGAGACAATTTTACCATCCTTATGCCGAGATACAAACATGAATCGTACCGATTCGGGTTGATTCTGAATGTTAGGTCCACTAGAGGAGAGTCGTCCAGTCTCAGTTCCATGCACGTTAAACGATGGGTGAAGGACATCTTGTTTAGTTAGATCCTCCTTAGCAAAGCTGGCAAGTAACGTAGCCCATTTGTTGAGATCCTTAAGAGCCTTTAATTCTGGATTCTTATGTCTAACATAGAGCTTGTCAAGAGCTCCCTTATCAACTGTGATCTTCTTGCTCTTAATGTGATATTGAACAGGAAGACCTAAGGTTTCATAAAGGAACTCTTGCTTGATCTTCGGAGACTTCCAAGGGACTTCTTTTTCTTGATAATCTTCGAAGACATACTTGAGTGGCTTTCCTTTGTCATTGACAGTTCCATCAGGCGCTTTAACCCTCTTTCGCTTAGTGACGTAGTAGGACCTAAGGCCTTCTGGAAGAACGAGTTCAGTATCTGCAATCTGTTTCGCATAATCTTCTCTTAACTTTAATACAGCAGAACCTGAAAGATAAACTCCCCGATCCTTCATGTACTTACAGATCAAAGCCAACGGCCATGATATGTATTTGTAGACCCTTAGAACATCTGCTTGTTTCAGTAGATACTCTAATGGTTCAAAGCATCGGAAGGTTACATCAACGTCACGAGCGCAGTAGGTTTCATAGCTTACCTTGTCTGCCTTCCATGCCCCTTTGTTTGTAAACTGCTTACCAATGAATTCAAGGTCATGCGGGAAAGACGGGAACCTCAAATGGTGCATCAACATGATGTCCCATACTTGACATTCCTTAGGTCCTCTAATGAAGATACCGTTGTCCGCTAGAATCGGTAGATCGAATTGTATACAATTCTGGCCGATAACTTCCGTTGCATTGGCAAAGATTCGTATCAACTCATCTATATACGGCCCCAGAAACGGAACTACAATTGCATGAAAAGATTCATCCGAAAGACCAACCATTTTAATTTCTTGCGTCCAGCGGTCAGTCTCAATATCAAAGGCAAATTTAGTTGCGGTAAATCGCTTTACCTGCTCCAAGGACGGGAAGATTGAGTAGTACTCAGGTTCTATCTCCAGAGTTTTCCGCAAGTCGTTTATAGCGACTGGCAGCATAACTTGGTCCCGTGCTAAGTAGGCGGGATGGAACGTGGGCACTGCAATTCTAGCGTTGTCTAGAGCTGGAACAGGTAAGACGCTTCCGCGCCAATTAGTAATCCCACCACCCTTTTCGAGAACAAACTTTAAAGGCTTATCCCCGAATACATCGATACGTTTCCAAGGTCGGGATTTTAAGAACGGGAGGGTGTGAGCCTTAAGGCAATGCTCAACAGTTTGATGCGCTTCCGCATCGGTGATGTAATCACGGGCTTGTGAATCCGTAGGGAATACATTGTTCGGGGGTCTACAATTGATAACATTGACTACCGAATTGTCTGTTTCCTTAAGCCCTGCTTTACCGTAGATGACTTGAAGCCACTTACCAGCCCCGCCGACAAATGGCTTACCTTCTTCTGCTTCCTGTTTCCCCGGAGCTTCCCCAATAGCCAGTCGTAAGTTCGAACCAACCCTAGGGGCAACGAAGGTATTATCAGGAAACTTAGCACGAAAAGGGCATCCGCTACATGCGTCAATCTCGCAGACTTTCTTAGGCAATATTTCCAGAGACCTCTGGAGGGGATATTAAGCCTGGTGGTCTAACGTGTCACGATAGCTTCCACAGTGATATTCACCATCGGCATCTAGTCCGCTCATCTCATTGAAACCAAAGTGCTCACATTCTTGTGCAATGTAACCTTCTTTGGTAGCATTGATATAGTCTGAATTCATAACCACTCCCAGATGATGTTGCTTCCAAGAATGACCACAGACACAGATGCCACTTCGATTAGGACCACTATATCGAGGTTCGTCCATTTTTCTTTCCTTGTTTAACTAGGCGTTGCAGGTTCTCGATCCTTTCACGGAACGCCGTACCATGAAAAGCCCAACATGCACCACAGAAGGTCTCTTGCGTGTGCCCATCAAGAGTATGACAGACACACGCACAGAGGTTACTTCTCTTCTTTCTTGGGCGTCCAACCCGTCTTACGGAGCGTTCCATAGACATAGGCATCCGCCTTCTTACCTTTGAGCCCCTTATCTGAGGCTTCTTTTTTCAACTTGTTCTCTAATGCTTTTGGCAATTGCTTACCCCTTATACTTCTTCACGTTACCGATCTTCACTTCAGCCTTCGTAACATCGTCACCACCAGCCTGTACAACACGATGCTTGATCTTTGAGATGAAGAAAGAACCCGCTACACGATTGAGATAATCAACGGGATGCTCACCCTTTTCCTGTGGCGTTCCCAAAGCAATCTCCATACGCTTAAACACACCAAGCACCCAAGGTTGCTCTTCGGGTGAAGGATAGCTAAAGTAGCTAATCTTACCCTTGAACTCACCTTCTGCAACCCGAGCTGCTACTTCGATCTTATCCGGATAGAACTTTGAAAGCTTCGCTCCCTTAAGCAACTCGAAGACAAACTCCTGCTCTTCCGGCAGTACTTCATTGTCCGGACGTACTTCAGATAAATCAACATCTTCCCAAGCCATTCAATTCTCCAATAGTTAATAATTGTTGCCCGGATGATAACGCCCATCCGAGCATTGGGCGACCTGTCTTCACCCTACTACCCGACCCCCAAAGGTTATGGTTAGGCCTGACTTTCGCTAGGGCTATCAAAACAAAGCTTAAAAGGTCGTGCCCTTAGCGGGGCAATGACAATGAGCCCCATTCCAATCACAGCAAGGCCGGGGATCTGTACCTGTGATCCCGTAAGGACGGGCTTGTACAGACTGTCCGATGGGACTAGGAATCCCACCACCCGGCCCGAAGAAAGTTAAAGCGATACCTAAAAGAAATGTCATGTTATTTTCCCCACACATCTGCTACAATACCATCACGCCGTCCTTCATAAAAGGAAGTTGTGGCGTTTACTCCAGCTTCAAATCCTGCCTTGTAAGCATATCTATGTACAAGATACACTATGACAGTTCCAGCAGCAACCGACCCTATCTGTATTAGAAACAACAACATACATTCCTCCTACTCAAGACCAAAGGGATTTGAGCCTGGATAGTTATTATGATCGTAGTGGCTTAGGGACACCAGGCACCGAGTCGTCTCCCCTCCAGACGTTGCTCGGATTTACAAAATCCCAATCAGCTTCTACGACCAACTACCCAGGCTCAAATCCCCTCTTGTTGGTCTTTCAATTTAAAGGGCCTACTAGGATACACTTAACGCATGTAAGCCCTGCAAGCTTAGTTAATTTCCGGGTAGCGCATTCAGTCCGGCAACCTTAACTATTTCTTACAGCTATAAGTACCATTTCTCGGCTATTTGTATCAGCTAGTGAACGAATTATTTTCATCAACAATAGCTGCGGGGAGAGCCATTAGGTATCCTTCCTCTTCTTTTGGACGCGCCACCACGGAACTTTCGAGTACAGTCTTAGCCTCTACAAAGAAATTGCAACGTTTAAACGCACCGTGGACCTGTTCAAACGCCTCCTCTGTATCATTCACCCAGTTAAAGAACTCTGAAGGATTGGCAAAGATCTCCGTTCGGACAGAGATCATAGGCTTATTGTACTGAACATTTAGATGCATGATCGTTGTAACATCTTCTGCTACAATATCATCCGCCATCATGTTCAAAGCCTCCTGAGCTTCCATTGTTGTAGGAAACTCAAAGTCCACCGACTGCCTTGTTACATAAACCGTTTCACTCACTGCCAGTCCTCCACCTTTGAATCTGGATAGATTGCCATTGCGATGTTTTGGAATGTAGCTTTCTCTCCAGTTAGTGCTAACCCATTTGCTTTAAAGTTCTTACGGTTCTCCTCAATAGTAACTGAGAACTGGTCCACTGTCTTAATCTTCGGATCACGGCCAGAACGTAGGGTTGCTTCGACATCGAATCCAATGTCCCCGAAACCCTGACGCTCTAGTTCACCCGTTTTCTGATCGTTCTTATACTCTGGTTTGAGTTTATGAAGGAAGGCCACGTTCTTCCCCGAACGAAGAGCACGTTGTGTAAGCTGTCTGAACTCAACGTTTACAGCCCCATACTGAATAGCCATAACTTTGTCCAGCTTACCGAATCTTGCTAAGCGAACCAACTCCCAAGCCTCGGAACCCAAGTCGATAACGATAGAGTTCCCGTGCTTAAGACTAGCCAGAAAGTTCTCTGCGAAGGTCTCCCAAGACTTCTTCGAAGACTCCATAAGATTAGTTGCAAAGTCTTTGCTAAGATCTCTAGACAGAGGTATCTCATATGTAAAAGGATAGATCTCTTTCCCGGCTTCAATGAATGGATCAATCACACCATCTAAACCAGCATTGAAGTCGTGAATAACAATAGGACCCGGCATCGTTAAAGCAAAGCGAGTTTTGCCTGTCTTAGGCAAGCCATCCAGACAATACACTAATCCTGTTTTCTTCTGAATCTCTGCTCTTACAAATTGTACTTCAGGTCTCCTAACAGAGAGGACGATCTCCGCCACCTATACTTCCTCCGTCTCGTCAATATTATCCTCTGTAGAATCAACATCTTGGATCGGGTAAGCGTCGGCAGTCTCTACGTCTCGACTAACAACTTCTCCGTTATCGCCAGCATTAAGCATGACTTCGGCTTCGGCAGTAGCACCTTCTGGAGAATAGGCAAAGGTACTATAAAGATGCCGAGTAGTAACAATCAATTCTACTTCATATGGTTGCTTTGACATTCCAATCCACCTTTTGCAACTCTCGTTCTCTTTTGTAAAGGGCGACTGCGTTCTTAAAAGCGCGGAAGTCTGCTGCTAAATCCTTCCGTGGTAGCAGTACGTCGTGAAACTCACCAGTCAACTTATCAATCCGCAAGATCCATCGGTTCTTTACACGTTCTCCCGTCTCCTCTTCAATCGCCTTCAGATAAGCTGCGGTCTGATAACGATAAATTGAATAAACATCCTTAGAAGTCTTCCAATCTGGAACTGCAAGCTCCCCATCAATCTCAGCGTACCAATCGCAAATGCCTGCTACGCCTAGCTTTGGGAGGTAGACTTGTTGTTCGATTGAAACTGTTCGCCATCTATGTAGTTCAATCCATTTGACGGCGGCTTCACAGGATCTCTTGGCATACTCATTTTCTGGCAAGAGATTGGGAGCTTCTCCTCTGAGATGTCTTTCAATCCAATTGTGAGCAAGCGTACCAATGTCAGCCGCCTCTTGCTTAACGTCGCGCCAGTGTCGCTTAGCATTGCTAAATTGTTTATCAAGCTCCTCAGCAGTGATTTCCCCAACCAAGTTAAGTCGAAGATACTCAACTGCTTGATTTGCTGACCATTGGACCAGAGCATCTCCCTTAGAGATGATGCCAAGCGCTGTTGTAACTCCAAGGAGTCGTTGTCCATTGTAATAGTGTCCATGATTTTTAGGATTAAATGTTAAAAGTGATCTATCAAATTCCAACTAGGGAGTCTTTTCTGAGTCCCATTCATCCGGCAATAATTGAATATCTACGATTGCTTCCCAAGGAATAGAAAGTGGCGCGATGACGCCATCACTAGCAGATATGCTACAGGTCAGAGTGAGATGCTCGGGTTTGGATTCAACCACATAGCCCATCGACGAGACTGTTTCAACTCCATAATTATCCTGATTAAGATGTTGCCATCCGTGTTTTATAGCAGAATCAACCCAATAAAGTTGTACAGCCTTGCCCTTAGGCAGAGGTAATTGTTTCATCTATTTCACCTATTTGTGTATTTTCTTATTGTTTTGTAACAGGCAGGATTTTAATAGTTGTTATTTGTGTAAGAATCGTTATTGTGTAAGAATCGTTAAAAATT